GCTTTGTTGAGGTAGTAGGCGGCGTTCTTAAGGTCTTCATGGGGCTTACCCTTATAGTTATGTCTGTGTATATATTTGATGGTGTTACCTAAGCAGTAATTCTTAAAGCCTTCTTCACCTAACACTTGACGAATGTAATCAATACACTCTACTCCACCTTGATTATAATGTTCTGGGCGTGTCACAGGATCATAGTTACTATTGTCTGCTTTCCATTCTTCATCAGACCACTTAGCCATTATGCATTTCCTTTTGTTTTAGTAAACTGTGTTAATTTAATTACGTTACCTTCTGTTACGTACTGAGGTTTACTGACGGTGATGCCGTCACTAGGAATGTCATCCATGAAATCATCTTCTTCCTTCGTGAACATCGCATCTCGTTTTTTGCGTACTGTATTAAAGAATGCTGTATCTGTATTAATAAGCTCAAATGCTGCAGCAAGCAATGTCATAGTGTAGTACATAATGTTTTGAGTTTCTTCTGAGTGTTCGTTGTCAGAATTAGCAGACATTCCTACTGACATCTGCATATCTTCTGAACCATCATCTGCAATATCAAAGGGGCGTAAAACTAGTGCGTATTCATCGTCTTCTAATTCATAGCTCATAACTTTTCCTTCTTAGGTGTCTTTAATTTAATGTCTGTAGTGATAGGTGCAGTACCTTTTTCTTTAAGCCATAGCTCAGGTATAATTCTATTGGCCCACTTAAAGCCATACTTGTTACACCAATCGCTGTAGCATGTCTTGGAGCCTTTGTAAAGCTTTGATTTTGCACTACTGAAAACAAATCGTATATCCAACTCAGGGTGCTGCTTTTTCACCGCTAAGTGTTTGCGTCTGTCTTCACTATCAAATAAACCTTTAGCCTCAATTATAACACCATTATCTAAAACAAAGTCTGGTGTGTATGACCTATACATAAGGTCTTCCCATTCAATGCTTATCTTTTCGTAACGTACTTCTTTTTGTATAGGCTTTAAAAAAGCAGCGACCTGATCTTCCAAGCCGCTGCGATACTTAGCCTTTGTATGTTTGCGCTTATTCTGCGCTGTCACTTGCTTCTGCTTCTTTTAGGGATGCTTCTAATTGAGCTACAAGATTATTACCTACAGCATTCATGCATTCTAGCTGATGTGATACTAATGCAATAGCATTGCGGTTAGTAACAATGTTATTAAACATTGCATTTTGCTCTTCTGTGAAAGTTTCTTTATCGTATTCTACGTCATTAACTGTGATCTTCATTCTTTTTCCTTTTAGTTATAATTAGAAGCTTTTTCTTCATGCTCTGGGGCAACGAATACGTAGTCTGTAATCTGCCCTTCCTTAGTTTTCTCACGTGTTACAAGTTTAGGGATGCTACGTAATTGCGGCCAACAAGACTTCTTATAGTTGCAGAAGTTACACGAGCTATTAAGCACTAAGTTGCCTGTTGCCTTACTGTAGAATGTTTCAGGCACTGCGTCAAAGCAACGCTTGAACGGTTTGTCTTCATTGATGTAGGTAACAGTATCTGCAATCTTTCCCATCACAGCATCTACGTCAGCATTCTCAGCGGATACGTATTTAAACTCTCCGTTGCTTTTGTTGACTGCCCACCACCCACCAACACCAGACTTAGACGCAACAGCATAAGCTACGAGTTGTGATACGTAACCAAAGCTATCTCCTGCTTCTAGTGTTTCAAAGTCAGCAAACTTATTGGTATAGCTCCACGGTGATGCAGACTTTACATCATCAATATTGCCATTAAGTTTCATGTCATAGCTACCGTTGATCTTAGCACCAGCTACCTCTAGCTGTACGTTTTCAGAGTCACCGAACTCAACACCAGACGCTCTCAACAGACCCTTAAACACTGCCTCAGTAATATCCCCAATGATCATCTGCATCAGGAAAAACGGAGGAAATGGTGCGGCTTCTTCAGGCTTATTCTTGTCGAACCAGAGTTGACACGTTGGCCTACCCAAGTTCGACATTCTAAGACGGAAGCTGTTTTTACGAGAAGGCCCAGTGAATTGCCGCTTCAATGCGTCTTTAACATCTGCAGCTACTTGGTCTAGGATTTCGTCAGAGACTACTCCTTCGCCTTTGCCTACAGACTGAAGAAACATGTGAATGGCAATTTCAGCTGGGTGATTCATTAAGCTACCTCATCTTCGTCTACGCCATCAATACTAATGAATTGATTCACCAAGTCGTAGTCTTCTTTACTTACATCATTCCTATGTGCAGAGTCCCACAATCCTAAGATCATACGGTTAGTAGTTTCAACCCAATCAAGGAAGTCACGAAGTTTTTCCTGATCGTCTGCTGCTAACTCTGCAGGTGTATCAGGCTTAGCTACTACAAAGAAGTTCATCTCACCATTAGGTAGCATCTTGCCGTCATGCTTTAGTGCTACATTGTATTGGATAGGCAGACGATTTAGTTTAGCAATAGCTTTGAATACGTTCTCCATAGACTTATAGCTATCACGGTTTTTAATGCGGTATATAAAAGGTACATTAGCAGGGAAGTCTACCTCATTACCATTAGCATCTGTAGGACTGTTTAGTGTAACAAGTCCAAACACAAGCATAACACGTTTGGTATTCTTAACGATGTCACGTAAGTTACCAGAAAGGGTATCATAATCCTTTATGTACCCACCCGGACGACCACAGTTGAATGTACCGTAGTTGTCTTTCATGTCACCATTGTTAAAGCCTGTAGCCATAACAGTGCGGAAGAACTTACCTGACTTACCGTCCACTGGGGCTTCATACTTCTCAAATCGTTGGTACTGGAAGCGCTGCATGAAGGGGCGCATTGTAACAGTTTCAGAATATGTTTTGTTACCTTCAGCATCAGTGTAGCAGTAGTAACCACCGGGAATAGTTTCCACGGTCATTAGCTTACCCTTAACTTCTACTTGGCCTTTCTCAGCCTTGTATAGTTGTGAAAGCTCAGGTAATGCGCTAATCTGTACAGCGCCACCTGTGCTGCCAAAGCCAAGCATAGTTGCAAGATCAGTACCAGCACTAAATTCTGATTTCAAATTTGATAGTTCAGTTGTCATTTAATATACATCCTTTCAAGATGTTTCAGGAAAGCGTAGTTATACACACTTTTACGTACTTTGTCAACTAATTAATATCCTTTGTATCCAACCAGTTAGGGCCAATCTTAGCTTCAAGCAATAAAGGTACATTGAAATCAATGGCGTAGTAACGGTTGATAATTTCATTTAAGTTAGTATTAAGATTAGTTATGACTTGTATTACTGCATCAACTTCATCAGGGTGAATATCAATAACAACAGAGTCATGAACAGTGTTAATTAGCAGGGACTTTAGTGGTTGCAACTTGCGTTCTATCTCTAGCAATACAACAGGAACAATGTCGCCTGTAGCGAAGCCTTGTACTGGATAGTTCTTAATCATAGTGAAGTTAGTTACAGTGCCGTTAGCCTTACGTACTGTATTAGGAAATGCATATTGTCTGCCACTTGGTGTAGTAATCTTCTCAAAGCGAACAGCCTCATCACCTAGTTTCTTATGCCACTTTCCAATGCCTTCATACTTCTTAATGAACTGCTCGTAGTAAGCAGCCTGTGCTGGTGTCCTACCATATCCACTGGCACCATACAAAGGGGCGAAGGTGTGAGCCTTAGCATCTTGTCTAGACGTAGGTTCACCAGCATCAGAGATAACCTTAGCAGTATAGCTGTGAACATCAAAGCCAGTTATAACTTCCTGCATAGCTACAGGATCTTGAGCTAGGAATGCCGCAACACGAAACTCTAGCTGAGCAAAGTCAGCTTCCATGATATGACCACCAACCCAACGTGATACAAAGACTTTCTTAACTGGGAATGTCTTACCTCGTGGCATGTTCTGCATGTTAGGGTTGCGACCAGAGAAACGTCCAGTAGCAGTGATTGATTGCGTCAGAGACACGTGTAGCAGCCCGTCTGGCTTAGTGAAGGTGTTGATCCCTCCTACAAACGTAGAGAGGTAGCTAGACAGCGCTGAGAGCCTCTGAAGATCAGTTAGAAACGATACAGCTTTATCCATATTCTTAGTCTTAGCAGCAATAATGAGCTTTGCAAGATTACCTTTGCTGGTGCTGAAACCGTTAGCTGATACCCACGCCTTAGAGGGCGCACTAAACTTGAGGCCAGCCAGTTCTTTAGTATTGCGTAGTTTGTAGCCTTCAGCATTGCATTCCTTACATTTATTAGGTTTCGCATGTGGTGTGCCATCTTTCTTTGTCTTGTATGTAAATTTCTTTCCATTGCATTCAGGGCAGATATAAGCGTTAGTCTTGTATATTGGTAGGCTATTAGCTTCTACACAGTGCTTAAACTCTTTGTCTGTTTCTACGTGTTCAAACAGTACATCCCATTCTTTCTTAGTCTTAATGGCACGGCTAAAGACAACTTGTGACATCTGTTCAGGTGAGTTTAGATTAATCTGTGTGTCACCCATTAGTTCTTTAACTTGCTTATATAGGCGTTCCTCAATAGCTGCACGTTCTGTTTCAAACTCTACTCGTACTTCATCTAACGCTGCAAGATCAACCTTAGCTCCATTGCGGTATATGTTAGTCAATGTTTTACATACGTCCATAGTAATATCACGAATGTTATGTAGGGAGTGTGACTCTTCTCTAGAGTAGTCTTCCATTTGAGAAAGATATAGTGCTGCAGTAACGTGTAGATCGGAGCTTAGGTATTCTGTAAGTTCATCTAGTGGTATCTCATTGGTGGTGTATCCTTTCTTATAGTAATCCTTTAGCGTACTTTGCTTTTGTACTTGTAAGCTACGGCGCTGGGCGCAAACTTCAAGTGACAATGGTAATCCTGTACCACGCACTAGGATGTATTCCCCTAGCATAGTGTCATATATGTCACCATCATAAACAAAACCACTTTCCCATACCCACTGCAAGTCATGCTGTGCGTTGTGCATTATAAGTAGCGTAGCATCATTTAATGCATACTGGATAGCAAGTCTGTTATCACCATTGGTATCTTTAGCTTCGTTATGATCAAATGGTAGTAGCAACTCAAGGCCGCTGTCCATGTTGTAGACACCAACCATAGTCAATGTATTCTCAGACTCAAAAGGATCAAGCTGTAGTTTTTTATTGCGTGTTGTGGTTGTATTCTCTACGTCAAGGATAAGTTTCATGTTACGCCTTATATATTGCTCTAGCGCCATCTAATTCACAATGAATCAGTCCATGCCAACCAGTAAGCTTATTCTTAGCTAGTGTGATGTGGCGCTGTGTGTCTTCGTCTTCCTGACCTTCAACTAATGTGTTCTTACTTAGCAGTAGCATTAAGTCTGTCTCTGCAGCTTTGCCTGTCTTAGATCCTTCCATCATAGACATGTTTACATTGACCTTTCCTTCTGCATCGGCACTAAGCTGCGACATCCAGATGATAGCGCAACCATACTGCTTAGCTATGTTCCTAGCATAGATAGCTGCATCTTTCAAGTACACATCTGACTTATCTGATGAACGTATTGCAAATTTGTCACCCATGTCAAGTACAACAATATCTGGGCGACCTACCTTGATCTGTTGTTCAACCCAAGCTAAGTCACGGCCAGTACAGTCACGGATGTGTACGTTGTTCTTAATAGGTTCATACCGTGCTGCAGCTAGGGCAGGGTTCTCTTTGATCTCTTCCATTGTCATGTTAGTAGAGGCTGTCAGGTAACGAGCGCCAACACGGTGTGATGCTTCCTCATTGCAATACACGAAGCACTTAGCTCCCTGTGATGCAAAGCCTTTAGCTGATGCAATAAGAGAGGCGTGGAATGATGTCTTGCCCACGTTAGGTCTAGCACCCACCATAATCAGGTGACCGCTTGAGATGCCCTCTACATGACGTGCCAGAGTAGGTATGTTAAAACGCCACTGTGCTTCAATACCATTTAACTCTAGGAGTCGCTTAATAGACATGTCGTCCCACTCTAGCTTTACGTTAGGCAGGAAGTCATCGCCGTAGTATTCTAGTAGCTGTCTGATAGGCTCAAGTGAGGGGGCTGTACCATTGACGTACTCAAAGCCAATGTTAGCTACCTCTTCACCTACTACCTGTTGAAATAGGCGTGACAGTACCTCTTGTGCAATCTCACCACGTAGTGGCTCTTCTTTAGTTAGCTTGTTGAATAGCTCAGAGTATACG